GATAAATGGATGAAGAGCATGATCGATGGTGATAAACCAAAACGTAAGATTTGGGCTAAGATAATTCAAAAGAGATTTGAATCTGGTTATCCATACCTATTCTTCTCTGACACAATGAATAATGAGGCGCCCGATGTATACAAGGATAAGAAGATGAAGATACATGCTTCTAATCTTTGTTCAGAGATTGCACTATCATCAAGTAATGATGAATCATTTGTATGTAATCTTTCATCAATGAACCTTCTCCACTATGATGAATGGAAAGGAACTGATGCCGTTGAGGTATTAACATTCTTCCTTGATGCTGTGATGTCGGAATTCATTCGTAAAACAGAAGATATGCCATATATGGATGCGCCACGTAACTTTGCTAAACGCCAGCGGGCATTAGGAATCGGTGTTCTCGGATGGCATTCTTATCTGCAATCAAAGATGATCCCGTTTGAAAGTTTCGAAGCAAAGACATTGACTGGTCAAATCTCTTTATTAATGAAACAGGAATCCCATCAGGCTTCTAAAATTCTAGCAGAAGAATATGGTGAGCCTGAACTATTGAAAGGATACGGTCGCAGGAATGTAACTACTCTGGCTGTTGCACCGACTACATCAAGTTCGTTTATCCTTGGTCAAGTATCTCCAAGTGTTGAGCCATTGAATTCTAACTACTTTGTAAAAGACTTGGCAAAAGGGAAGTTTACATATAAGAACCCTTATCTTGAAAAGACACTTGAATCTCATAAGAAAAATAATAGAAACGTTTGGAAATCTATTCTCACAAATGGTGGCTCGGTTCAGCACCTTGAATTCTTAACTGATGAAGAGAAAGGTGTATTCAAGACCTTTGGTGAGATCGCACAGAAAGAGATCATAATACAAGCATCTATCCGCCAAAGAAATACCGACCAAGCACAATCAATCAATCTAATGATCCACCCAAAAACTCCAGTCAAAGAAGTAAATCAATTGCTCATCTTTGCTTGGGAACAAGGTGTGAAGACACTTTATTATCACCGTGGGACTAATCCTTCACAAGAATTATCCCGTAATCTACTTAACTGCAGTTCCTGCGAAGCATAATGGTAATTAGAAAAACATATTTTTGTGATGAATGTTATACAAAATTCACAATAGAATTAGATGAGGTTGATGTAGACCTTGAACCAGAATACTGTCCATTCTGTGGTTCTGCAGACATAGGCCCTTACGAAGACCTTGAAGAAGAAGAATTAGGTGAAGAATAGATTTATCTATAATAACCCTTTTATATAAATACACTATATGTGTACTATAGGTGTAAAATACTTAAATAATTTTGGTTGGGTTGGTGTTAAAAACCGTGACCGAAATTATAAGACTGATATCGAAGTCGTTCAATCTAATCGCGATGGTGCACAACGCCTATATATCGATGATAAACTGAGTAGATGGAGCGAAGGAATCAATGAATATGGTGTAGCAATCATTTCTGCTTCCTTCTCTGTCAAGAGTGATGAAAAGGAAGGCGATAAGATAATACTCAAGAGAAAGAATAAAAGAAACGAGATTGGCTATTATTCACCTGATGGAAGAACAATGCGGAAGGCATTATTGGAAAAGACACCAGAAGCCGCACTTAAAGTTCTCATTGATAATAATCTCGCTGGTGCAACTTACGTATTCAATCAAGATACCTGTTATATTCTAGAAGGTGGATATACTGTAAAGAAAGAAGATTCGACCAAAGAGGTACCAAGAGAATATATTCATAAGACCAAAAAACTTAAAAAAGGATATTCTTGCAGAACCAATCATGGTTTAATGTTAACTCAATTGGGTTATCATACCAATCCAACAGATGAGAGACTTATCCGAGCTAGAAAAAGTAGCGAGAAGAGATTAGAATATGCCTCTAAATTTATAGGTGCTGATCTAAAAGAACCTGGCGAACTCATCGATGCTTTAGCACAATCACCAGATAAAGATGTGTTTATGAATCCTATTAGAACAGGGAACACTAAAAAGAATGATATGGTGACCACAGGACAATTATTGATTGTCCCAAAAGAAAAAACACTACATTACAGACCGATATATTCTTCTGTGAAGTTTGATTATAATCGTTTGAGCGGCCCAGAAGCCAAAACATTTTTTGAGATTATATCGAGTAGGAAGCTATTATCCTTCAAAGAATATGTGAATAAATAACTCTATGTGGAGTTATAAAGGTGAGGAATTCACGACTGAAATGATCGGAGATAATATAGGCTTTGTCTATATTGTAACTGATAAAGTAACAGGAATGAAATACATTGGTAAGAAGAACTTCTTTTCCAAGGTCACAAAGCCACCTCTTAAAGGCAAGAAGAGAAAGCGCAGATCATTAAAAGAGTCTGATTGGAAAACATATTGTGGCTCTAGTGAAACCGTAAAGTCTCTTGTAGAGGAGAATGGTTTAGATCATTTCAACCGAGAGATACTGCATCTATGTAAAGCCAAAGGAGAATTGACCTATAAAGAATTGAAAGAACAAGTTGATAGAGAGGTTCTTTTCAAGCCAGACGAATATCATAATGCTTTCATTGGATGTAAAATTCATCGAAATCATGTTGTAAAAAAGATTTGACATTATCCTGTGAGATGATATAATCAGTACTGATTCAACAATATTATGACAATTATAGACTACTCAGCCATTGCCATTGCGGCAATCTTTTCACAAGATCGTCCTCAAGAAATTGAAGAAGGTCTTATTCGACATATGATTCTCAACCGAATTCGTATGTATAATCTAAAATTTCGAGAGGAATACGGTCAGACAGTTATCGCATGTGATGGAGGTTCATGGCGCAAAACTGTTTTTGAGAACTACAAAGCAGGTCGAAAAAAGACCCGAGATGAATCGCCACTAGATTGGGGTGAATTCTTTCGTCTGATTAGCCTTGTGAGAGATGAACTAAAAGAACATCTACCCTATCCAGTTGTATGTGTAGAAGGCGCAGAAGCAGATGATATCATCGCTGTTCTATCAGATGGAACACAAGAGTTCGGTAAAGATGAGCCTGTAATGATCGTATCTGCTGATAAAGATTTTCTTCAATTACATAGGTACAGTAATGTAAAACAGTTCAGTCCTATGAAAAGAGATTTGATCACTGTTGATGATCCATTATACTATCGATTCGAACACACTTGTAAGGGTGATTCCAGTGATGGTGTACCAAATATTCTAAGCCCTGATAATACATTCGTCGATGGGATTCGCCAAAAGCCAATGCGAGCCAAGAAGATTCAAGAATGGTACGAGAGTAAGGATGATCTTGCATCTGTTATGGATCAAGAAACCCTAAGAAACTTTCAACGCAATCAGAAAGTAATCGACCTATCATTCATTCCAAAGGATGTGACAGATCAGATCGTTGAAGAATACGAAACACAATCAAGTAAAAGAAACAAGGATACTCTGACATATCTCGTCACAAAGAGATGTAATATGCTAATTGAAGCCGTGCAGGATTTCCAAAATAAATAAAATTATGAGTAAACAACAAACCCTAACTGAAATATTTACAAGTATACAAGAGGCAAAGACTAGAGTAGAGCGACAAGATATCTTGAAGCAAAATGATTCTTTTTCACTTCGGACTGTATTACAAATGAACTATGATAGCAGTATTAAACTTGATCTTCCATCAGGCAAGCCACCATTCACGGTGAATGAAGCCCCCGGTGCTAATCTTGATAAGACTATCAAGCTCATTGGATATTGCGTAGTCGGCAGTTCTATCTCCAAAATGAAGAAAGAAGCTAGTTTCATTTCTATTCTAGAAAGTGTAGCAGAAGAAGATGCTAATATTATTTGCAAAGCAAAGGATAGAAAGATAGAGAAAGATTTCTCACGCGTATCCGAAAGCCTTGTGAAATCTGTATTTCCTACACTGGTAAAATGAAGGAATACGAACTGAGAAAAATCATTGATGATCTTAAAAGAGAAATCTTATTACTCAATAAGAAGATCACAACAATCGATGAAAGACACTATAAAGAAGATATTAAAAATTTGACAAATCGTAAATAAAGTATATATTATATACTATGAATATATTTGCCTTATCTCCAGTACCAGAAGTCGCCGCTAAGTGGCATTGTGATAAGCACGTGGTCAAAATGATTCTTGAATCAGCACAAATGCTGTCAACAGCCCATCGCATACTTGATGGTGAAGAATCTAGAAGACCTTCAGTCTCTGGTAAGACAATGTCAAGATATTGGGAATTATCCGATGACCGAGAAAGTAAACGATACAAGGCTGTTCATATGAAACATCCATCTACACTATGGACAATGGAATCTCATATGAATTATAAATGGCACTATCAATTATTCAAGTGTCTGTGTAAAGAATACACCTATCGATATGGAAAAGTTCATGTATCGGAATCTAAACTCCTCGATGTTCTAAAAAATACACCAAAGAATATTAAGAAGTCATATATGACACCCTTTGCTCTCGCAATGGGTTCGAACCCCGAGTGTATGGATTATGATGATCGTGTTGGCTCATACCAAAAATTCTATCAAACAAAACAAAAGAGATT